TCACCATAGTCCTAACATGGCTCAAGTACCAGCTATCTATAGTCCCTATGGTAAGGAGTGTAGAGATCTATGGACTATAGATAATCCTGATACCCATGTTCTTTTAGGTACAGATGCCAGTGGTCTGGAGTTAAGATGTCTGGCTCACTATATGGATGACCCCAAGTTTACCAAGGAGGTTCTTACTGGTGATGTCCATACTGCCAATCAGAAAATGGCTGGACTACAGACTAGAGATCAAGCAAAAACTTTCATCTATGCCTTTCTTTATGGGGCTGGACCTTCCAAAATAGGTAAGGTGGTAGGGGCAGGAGCTAAGAGAGGACAACAGTTAATCACTAACTTCCTACGCAACATGCCTCGCTTGAAAAAGCTAAGGGATAATGTTATTGAAGCATCACAGACAGGTACAATAAAGGCTTTAGATGGAAGAGTACTCCATATAAGGGCAGACTATGCATCCCTCAATACCCTCATACAGGGAGCAGGAGCTATAGTCTGTAAGCAATGGCTTGTTCATATGGATGAAGGCATTAGAAAGGCAGGAGTAGATGTCAAGCTGGTAGCCTCAGTCCACGATGAATACCAATTTGAGGTAGCCAAGACAGATGCAGAGAGATTTGGTCAGATAACCAAAGATGCTATGCTGGAAACAACAAAGACATTAGAGATGCAATGTCCTCTTGATTGTGAGTACAAGATTGGAACAACATGGAAGGAAACACACTGATGTCACATAACAATCGAAAGTTTGATAGGGAATCCTATAAGGCTAACGATCAGAAAGCTAAGGATGCAATGAGTAGCTATCTATATCAACAAGGTTACTCAGATATTGAACAAAGAGAAGACTACTTCTTTGATATCTCTGCCAAGCTTTATCATGTAGATGGATCATGTAAGAATTATTTCTTTGAGGTTGAGATTAAAAATCAATGGAGTAATATCTGGCCTTCTTCTTGGAAGGAAGTAAGGATACCTGAGAGGAAGCAAAGACTAATAAATAAATGGAAGAAAGAATTTAAAGATCATGAGCTTATCTTTGTAGTCTTTAATACCGATTGTTCCAAGGCTTGGTTTATGGATGGTGATCTGGTAGGTGAGTCTACCATAGGGAAGATACAGAACTCCACTCGCATAGGAGAACCTCATCTGCAAGAACCATTCTTCCATATACCTTATCAAGAAGCTGAATTAATTAACATACTGTAGAGGGAGTACTTACGTACTCTACAGTATGTTAATTAAGTGTTTGACTTAGTGTCAGGCATATGCTATAATTCGTCAACAATTGAGAGGAGGTTGCTTTCACTGAAATCTTTATATCAATTATGCTGCTAGAAGTTTTGGTAGCAGTTATGTTATTATCTTAATGTTATTATCAAAAGGAGTAAAGTAAATGAGTGTAATTTCTGGAGATGCCTATTGGGCGCATATTATTACCCCAAACACCAAGTTCAATCCTGATGGTGAGTGGAGTATAGAAGTTTGTAACCTTGACAAGGCTAATAAAAAGGTTGCAGAAACTGATGGTCTTACCATCAAAAACAAGGGTGATGAAAGAGGAGACTTTGTTACCCTGAAGCAGTATGCACGTACCAAAGATGGTACGCCTAGAGCTATATCAGTTAAGGATTCCCAACGTAATGCGTTTCCCTCTGACAAACGTGTAGGGAATGGTTCCAAGGTGAATGTTTCTTATTTCCCTAAGGAATATACTGTATATGGTGGTGGTGTTAAGGGCTACCTTAATGCTGTGCAAGTAACTGACTTAGTTGAGTACAGTATGGATGACTTTGGTGTAGTCGAAGGCGGCTATACTAATAATGAAGTTGAAGATATCCCCTTTGCTTCGTAACCCCTAAAGGAGACTTGGAGAGTAGTAGGCTAGGTAGTTTGCTGCTCTCCATTTTTTAATATGAAAAAAATTAATACTTTAGTTGAAGATATATATAGTTTATTCTCTCTTGATCCTATTGATATGAAGGAAGAAGAAGTAGATAAACATATAGATACCTTTGGGGAAATGCTTAAGCTTCATATAAAAGAATTTATGTACGAGAAGCCTAGAGAATATGGCAACCTAAGATTGTCAGCTATTGGTAAACCAGACAGACAACTCTGGTATGATGTTAATACCAAGAGAGATGCTATTCCTTTAAAATCTAGTACAAGAATTAAGTTCTTATATGGTTATATACTGGAGGAGTTTTTACTTCTATGTGCTGCGATTGCAGGTCATAAGGTCACTGATCAGCAAAAGGAAGTAGAGATAGAAGGAGTTGTAGGTCATCAAGATTCTATGATAGATGGAGTTCTGGTTGATTGTAAGTCTGCCTCTGGTAACAGCTTTCATAAATTTAAAAACAATAACTTATTAGAGGAAGATCCCTTTGGATATATAGCTCAGATCTCTGCCTATGCAGAAGCTAATGGAGTTGATGAAGCAGCTTTCCTAGCTATAGATAAATCTACTGGAGAGATCTGCCTAACTCCTGTTCATTCAGTGGAGATGATTAATGCTAAAGAAAGGATTAAATTTCTTAAAGGAATGGTTACTGACAGCAGCGTCCCTGATAGGTGCTATAGTGCTGTACCTGATGGCAAGTCTGGTAATCTTAAGTTACCCTTTGGTTGTGTTTATTGTGGTCATAAAAAAGAATGTTGGTCTGATGTTAACCAAGGAAGAGGGATACGTGTCTTTCAATACGCAAAAGGTAAAAGATACTTGGTTCAAGTTGGTAAAGAACCTGATGTCCCTGAAGTAGTTAACTGGTAATGCATTGGGAATATAAAGGTAAGCCAGATCTTTCCCAGTTTGGCTTCGTTTATATTATCACCAATCTAAAAAATAAGAAAGCTTATGTTGGATGCAAACAATATTTTAATTACAAGAAAACTAAAAAGAAATCTGAATCAAACTGGAAATCTTATATGGGATCTAGTAAACAATTACTGGACGATATAGAAAAGATTGGGAAAAAGAATTTCAAATTTAAAATTCTAGCAGAGTTTAAAAATAAAAGAAGTCTAAGATACTATGAATGTTATTATCAAATAAAATATAATGTGTTAACTGCAACGCTGGAGGGAACAGATGAACCAGCCTTCTACAATAATTATGTAGGAGGTAAATTTTATAGACCTGTTCAAGAATACTTTGAACATACAGACTAGTGTTTCGACTGAAGATTTATACGATCTTACAAATAAAGATCCTCATAAATCTTTATACTTAGCTATAATATTACAAGCTCTTTTAGATCTTACCAAGCCTGAACTAAAAGAGGAAGATAGTCATATAACTCTCAATAGAGATCAAGCCCATGCATGGTTCTTTACCTCTGTAGGAGTAACCTGTGAAGACTTTGAAACCGTATGTCATTTTGCAGGGCTACCTCCTACTAAGGTGAGAACCTTTGCTTATGAAGTAAGTAAATCAGGAGATATAGATCATGTCAGAAGAAGATTCCAATCGTTACTCTAACCCATTTGACGTTCAGGTAGGTGGAGATCACTATAAAGATTGTGCTATACAACCTACGGTTTACTCTCATTACAATAATTTAAATACATGCGAAGCTAATATTGTTAAATATATAACCAGACATAATAAGAAAGGAGAAGGAAAGAAAGATATATTAAAAGTAATTCACTATGCACAACTGCTTTTAGAATTAGAGTATCCAGAAGAAGATAAACAAGCAGACCTATTTAACGATTTAATAGAGAGGGGTAGACATGTTCAAGTCAAATCGTAATCCACAATTCAGATCCAAGTTTAGTGAAGACATTTTCTATACCAAGTATTCTCATGAAGGAGCAGAAACTTTTCATGAGTTGGCTTGTACTCTGGTAGAGGATGTCTGCCAAAACAATCTGAGTAAGGACGAGAAAGAAGCACTGATAGATCACATATCCAATCTCAGATTCTTGCCCGGAGGTAGGTATCTCTACTATGCAGGAAGAGATAAGAAGTTCTTTAATAACTGTTACCTTCTTAAAGCAGAGGAAGATACCAGAGAAGATTGGGCTAATCTATCTTGGAAGTCTGAGTCTTGTCTGATGACAGGTGGTGGTATTGGTGTAGACTATTCAACTTACAGATCTGAAGGACAAACTTTGAAGGGTACAGGTGGTGTGGCTTCTGGCCCAATCCCTAAGATGCAGATGATTAACTCCATAGGTCAGAAGGTTATGCAGGGTGGTAGTCGTAGGTCTGCTATCTATGCTTCTCTTAACTGGAAGCACGATGATGTCGAGAAGTTTCTGAGTGCCAAGAATTGGTTTGATATGCCAGTAGGAAATACAGGTAAAACTTTATTTGATATTAAACAGGATGATTTTAACTTTCCTGCTCCTCTGGACATGACCAACATCAGTGTGAACTATGATACCGAATGGTTGTTAAACTATTGGGAGAAAGGAGATCTAGGCCATGTCTTTAGGACTAATGTACATCAAGCTCTTAGGACAGGAGAACCGGGATTCTCATTTAACTTCTTTGAGAAAGAGAATGAAACCCTTCGTAATGCTTGCACCGAAGTTACGAGTGAAGATGACAGTGATGTTTGTAATTTGGGTAGTCTCAATTTTGCTCGTATTGATGACCTTAATCAGTTGCAAGAGGTTGTCCAACTTGCCACAAAGTTTCTATTGTGTGGGACACTCAGAGCTACACTCCCCTATGAGAAAGTGTATGAAGTTAGAAATTCAAATAGACGTTTAGGACTTGGCTTGATGGGGCTTCATGAGTGGTTAATACAACGAGGACATAAGTATGAAACCACACCAGAGTTACATAGATGGTTTAAAGTATATGAAGCAGAGTCAGATAAGGTAGCCAGATCTTTTGCTAATACACTCAATATCTCTGTCCCTGTAGCTGTTAGGGCTGTAGCTCCTACTGGTACGATAGGGATACTGGGAGGTACATCCACTGGAGTAGAACCTATCTTTGCTGTAGCTTATAAGAGAAGGTATCTGAAAAATAAGAGATGGCACTACCAGTATGTAGTTGATAGTGCTGCACAAGAGATGCTTGAGCTTTATGGTGTCAAGCCTGAGAGTATTGAGTCTGCCCTTGATCTGGTTACTAACTATGAAAGGAGA